ATCCACAAGAAAAGGCCAATTTTGATCAACTTTGAGTTTGAGTTTATATACTTCGAAAGGCTTAAATAAGTTGATGTCCTATTTGTTTGTGAAGTAGGACAAACCTGAGATCAAGCTGATCAAGGAGATGTTAGAAAAGATGGCAGACTTTAGAACACTCACAGGAAAAGTCAAAGAAACATATGAACTTAACATGGCTAAAATATAATTGGAGTTGGTTAGGAATGATATTCATACAAGTGGATGTGATTAAAGACACAGAGAACTACAACAGAATGTATGCTATAAGCAGCGATTTCTTTTTCATTCGCTTTTGTAACAGGAATAACCTGGTAGTACGGAATAGAAGAAATATAACAGGTCAGGAATATTTGCTGGCTCCGAAAGAATGTAAGCAAGCAATAGGCCTTGGTACAGAGGTCTTCAAATAATGAAAATTGGAGGCCAGGGTTACTTTGCAAGACTGTATGGGAAGTGCGCTAAATCAGACCATTGTGTGTTCAAAGTTGTGCTTTCAGGAGAAATGCTTTGTCAGGATGACATAGGTGGAAACACAATTAATTGCTGCTGTTATATAAAACCAACATGCGTAGGAAAAATTTCCTGGACTACGGGATTTCATAATTGGTCTGAGATAGAAAAAATTTATAAAGAATCGAGGAATGCTTATTTCGCACTCCCTGTCATAAAGTGCGATGGAGAATACACAGTAGGAGACGTTAAAGATTTTAAAGATAACACTTTAGGCATCAAGGGAGTAATATACACAACAAGAGAGCAGATAGAGAAAGTGTACGGAAGACCTGAATTTTACTTGTCTTCAGTACTAACAAAAGTGTTCAGAAAAGAGTTATTGGAGATGACATAATTGGTTGAAGTGCCTTTTAATGTAAAGTTCCCTAACAGGGTCACAGCTTTGGAATTCGCAAGAGCCGAAGCGGCAAAGTTTACGAAAAAACCAAAAGCAAAAGCTGAGAAGGGAAGATACTGGTCAAATGACCTAGGAGCATACAAACCTACGTGGGTTGCAGTTCTTGTGTTTTAAGGTGATAAACAATGGTTGAAGAGTTCAATGGTTGGAAAACAAAGTATGGATCATTGCATGCTACTGAAGAAGCTGCAAGAAAAGCTGAGCAAGAAGAAAAGTTAGCTGAATTCAGTAATGAATTACGGGTTATACTATGTTTCTCACCAGGAGGGTGGGATAGCTCACTTGGCCCTGACTGGGCTCAAGCACTGTTTAATAGGCTGCCATCAGTGGTAAAATTATGTAATAAATATAATGAATAGGTGCAACTATGAAAGCAGATGTAAGAAAATGTCCGATTGTTGCTTGCAGGGAGTGCGAATCTTTCTGTGAAGGTACAAAAGTGGATGTATGCGGCGAGTTGCTAAAAGTTGTAACTCCGGAGGATAGGATTGACTTCGAGAGACACAGAGAGAAATTACCTGAGTGGTGTCCCAGGGTGGGAGCGTTCAGGTTAGTTGATGACTGCCATTGGTGTCATAATTACGTTGACATGGATGAGGTCAACATGCATGAGTGTTTCTTGTTGCATAGATATGTAAGAGGAGGCAGTATTGATCCAGGGTGTCCGTTAGAGAGAGTGGAGTAGACATGCAGTTCAACATTAAAGCATTTAGCTTTGCCACAGCATCTCAGGTAGCAACTATACAGTTTAAAGATGGCAGCACTATTGCGGCTGCCTTCTTTGAACTCATGAAACTTAAAAGAAGTATGGTAAGAAAAATATACACACCTGATGACTTGAAACAGATTAGGAGAATGGCTGTAAATGTTGCTACAATTCCTGAAGATAGAAGGGAAATTAAAAGATTCCTGACTGAGTGCATCAATAACGCTGATGGTAAGAACATAGACATTTGGCTGGCATGAGGAGTTGCGATGCTTCAAAAGAAAACAAGATACACCACAGGAGAGAAAGCCTTAACTCAGGATGAATGGAGGCTGTTACAGGCTAAAGTTATGAATCTTGAGGACGAGGTAATGCTGAAGCTTGCGATCTCAACAGGTATCCGGAGAGAAGACTTAGGGCACAGCCCTAAGTATAACACCGGAATTAGGATTTCAGATATCGAAGAGGTGCACGACGAAAAAGGAAGTGTAATTGGAGGTAAACTTAGATTTTTCGAACATAAGAAAAATAGAATATGGGAAGTTCCGCTTTCCCAGGAAATGATGCGTAAGATACGACAACTTGTGAACACAAGAGAAGATAAGAAAGAAAAGTTCCTGATCACTTATTCAGGGCGCACATGCCATCGTAGACTGAATGATTACTGTGTGGCTGCCGGTATAGACGAAAGGCCTTTCCATGCTCTCAGAGCAACGTGTGTGAAGTTCTGTAAGGATGCACAGTGGAGTGTAGAGGAAGTAGCAAAATTAACTGGAGACACAATAGCTGTGATCCAGGAACACTACAGTACCCCCAGCAAAGATGAAATGAAAGAAATTGTAAATAAAAAACCAATACTGTAACTGAGGTTCCCCCATGAGTACACTGCATCCAACTATTCTGGAAGAACTTATTTTCCAAATATATTCCAGAAAGGCTATGGCTACAGACCGTAAACTGGATTATTACGGTACTGACCCTATTAACTCACTTCCCCTAACTGAGTATCAGAGAGGCCTAATTGACGGTAGAACTGAGACTTGGGATTTTCTAGGAAATATGATAGCAGAGCTTGAAAATGTGTATGCAAAGAGAGAGGCTGATAGAAATGCGACTATCTAAACGATTAATTAAAGCAGCTATTGAACTTGCTTACTATAGAAGCATTCATGGTGTCTACTGTAAAATGTGTGCCAGCCCTGAGGATTGCCCGAAGCCGATTGAACTTGAGTGTCATTATGAGCACATCGATGCTTCAGACATTATAAGCGAGTTTGAACGTAAGGTTAAAAGGATCGCATCAAGATAAAATTATTGTCGAACACAGAGCTTTAGAATTAGTAATGACAATAGTAAAAATTATAATAATAACAAAGGACACGTTGCAAAATACAGCAACATGGGCCTGAACGACATAATCAGGCTGTTGTTATTAAAAATTCATTTAAAATGATCGGAGTTGAAAAATATGACACAATCAAAATGTTCAAATTGTCCGGATTCTATTGATTGCGGAAATATTAGAATTGTCTGCGGAAACGAGAGCAGTAACTACTTTGGTCAAACTGTCCGTTATGATTTCAGATGTCCATACCACCATGACACTCAGGATATAATGGAATCAACCGAATGCAGCAGGAGGGCTTATAATCACATATAAGAAGGACTTCGCACTTGCTGCATTTGAAAATGCAATTACTGAAGAATGGCAAAAAACAAGTGAGATAGCAAGAAAAATAGGATGCTGTAGGCAGACCGCTACGGATTCTTTAACACTATTGTTTTATAAATCAGAGTGTAAATCAAAAAAGAATGGAACTGCACCTGAAATTGAAGTGAAATGGGTTCCTGGTGGGAAAGATGGTACCAGGGCCTGGAGGAGGATAAGTGCTGTACATAAAATTCAATCGGGTAAAAACTTAGGAAAAGTAAAAAGCTTTTTCAAGGAGTTGCAAAGTAATTGTAAGCATAAATTAAAAAATGGGATCTGTAATTCTAAAGAAAATCCAAACAATGAATGTAATGCTACTATCTGTCCATTAATAATACGACGATAAGGAGAATAAATATGAAAAAAGAAGATGTTGAAACTGGTATTATAGCAGGAATTATTGCAATTTTCATTGCAGTTCTTGGGTTTATATGGGTATGTATAGAGATAATAATAAAAATCACTGTCACTGTGGTACCTTGGGTTGTCCTGGCGATGATTGTAATTTGGGTTCTCAGAGCAATAGGATACATTCCCTGGTGATAGCTTGATCTTTGAAATTTGTGCTTTTATAGTAACAATAATACTTGCTACAGTAGCTTTTATTGGAGTATTATTTTACTTTTTAGCTCCGGTTTTAATTGTTGTTGCCTTTCTAGCCCTGGTCTGGTGGATCATAAAGGAGTGTTGTTGTCCTCCTTTTTGATCATTTACTTTTTCATGAATATTTAATGTGGTTACAGTTGTTGATTCTTGTCTGACGCTTTGTTAGTGAAATGTAATCGCTTACATCGTTTTTCAGCCTTCCAAACTGAAGTTTTGTTGTAAAAGTGTTCTGGCTTATGCTGTGCACAACGCTGACCACTCTATAATTTCCATCAATAGAAGTTCCATCAATTTCCAAAGAGGGGATTTTTACATAAACCAAATCGCCTACCCTAGCATACGCTGTTCCGAAAATCGTCACTTCACCAGTAACGTAAGGAGTCTTGGATACTGTCATTATACCAGTTGCAAGCTGACCGCATTGTGTATTATTGGTAATACCCGTAACAGTCTCTACCTTCATCCTGCGACCATAGGAATTCATGTATACAGTATCGAACGATATCCCTGTATACTGTTTATCTATCATTACAGGAGGAGTTGCGCCATTGGATTCTTGATAAGTATCCCCATAAACCCTCACGCAGTTCCACATGTCTTCAGATGTAGATTCAAAACATGCATCAAGCAGACGATGCGTGCCTTCAATAACTTTATATTTGGTAGTTACTGCGGTAGTAAACTTTAACCATGTTAGAAATATCTGAGTTAAGGTGCCTGCTGCATTGTATATAGTCTTCACGCCTGCATAATAACCGTGTTCTGCTATTTTTTCAAAGTCAGCCAGCACATCGTGAAAGTATCTTTGATTTTTTTTAATGGAATAGTCGTATAGTATAACACCGTAATGCGTTTTATTGACATCTCTTGTGTACGTTAATCTATCCAAATATCCATCAGTATTCGTTATATGATCAAGGATACTTACTGCATCCACCCCATCTCCTGAGCTGTTGGTGAAGGAGTAGCTTTTCTCAAGAAGTGTATAAGTAGTTTCATAGGCATGGCCTACACAATCAAGAGTTGTAGTATTCGTTTGTCCAAACGGACTTGATATTGCGTTTATTCTTCCCTCAAAAATATCAGACCATACCGTTTTTTCGCTTCTTGAAAAAGTAATTGAGACCTGAAGCCTCACGATGTCATCAACCTTTAAGGGGCTGATGTATCCTGAGGTCTCAGGTGTTCGATTTGTGATAATTTCGATATTAGCAGTAGGTACCGAAAAAGGATACGAACTTGCAGTTGAGGCCGACAACACGGTAGGATAGTACTTGTTGTAAGGTGCTCCTTTGTTCTGCACTACTAAGCGAACTCTTGGTTTATGTAGCATTTATATCACCATATGAGCGTCCCTGTAAGATAGCGTAACTTCAAGTGGAGCATCGTTATCCATTTCAATAACAAATGTATTTGCTGCCCCTGTTGCAAGTACTTTTAGTTGTTCAGCATCCACAGTTAACAGATCTGAATAAATGAAAATTCTATCCAGTGTAGTTGTTTCTCCTGCTGGTGATCTTATCCTTACATACCAAATTGTATCGCCTTTTAACCTCAAGTTTAGTAAGCTATCCAGGTTCCTTGCAACCCATTCGTTTGTAACGTCGATCTCGCTATTCCCATCTACCTGATAGAAAGATCCTGGTGCTCCGTTGGTATCTTCAGCAATCCATACCTGCGGAGACCCAGAATGCACAAACATATAGATGAAGGGAATTCCAGTAACTGGATACCTACAATCGAACCCAAGGGTAATGTAAGCCCCTGATCCTAGGGTTAGCGTTTTTGCCGTAGAATTATAAGTTACAGTTCCATAAGTTTCATAAACTACTGAAGCATACGTGTTGTCGTCAAAATCCTCCTTGTATTCGAAGTATCCTGTCTGATCAGTCTTGATCGCCATTGTACATCCAGGATAAAGATTATTTGCAGCCCATAGAACATTCAATGGGTCGGCCTTATTGTATAGCTTAACATTGGTTACTAATGCTTGAGATCCTATTTCAGTGTAAATGTATCTCATGTCATCCAGGTAAACCCTGGAGTTGGATGATGTTGTTTTTATGTATAATTTCATTACCATTGTTTCATTAGTTCCGCAGGTTAAACTTGGATTATAGGCAACGTTAACATAAGATGTATTAGAGGTGTTCCATACCTTTACTGTGGTTTCGACGCCACCATATAGCGAGGCTGCCTGAATAGTTACTTTGGCATATATGGATGCCCCTGTGTTGCCTTTTATCTTTGCAGCAATTGTATCAAGCCTGTATTTTTTCCAAAGTTTACCTGGAATTGTATAAGTTACAGCGAGCAGATAACTGGTTGAAATAGTGCTGTACACATTAGGGTCAGTCGAATCTATTGTACCACCGCTTACAGCCCCTCCAATTAAAGGACATGCACTTACAATGACTTCAGGAACTACATCTACAGTTCCGGTTGTAAGTAAATCATTGCCTACCACAGCCATTTCGTGTTCTGCAACTTTTTGTGTAGTAACATAGTCTACGTATAACTTAGCTCCGCTGTTAACTGTTCCAGTTCCAAGAACTCTAATTACAGCATCTGAAGGCATTACATCAAAGTGGAAGTATGCTTTTTGAAGTGCCCAATCAGTGTCTTCAGCAAATGGAAGTGTAGCTATAATCATATTTCCTGAAAAAATCTGAACCTCAAGAGCTCCTTGAGTTAAGCCTACTACTTTGCATCTTGCTCCCATTACGTAGTAGAAACCAGGTTCAACAAAGATAGCTTGTTGAATACACCCTATGTTATTTGTGGCCCCGTCTCCTGTTATCAGATATGACCTAATTCCGTGATAAGCGAAATCTTCAGTCATTTCCTGGCCTTCTGAAACCAATGTCCAGTTATCCGGAGCTACATTATGAGTTTGTAATGTGCCATAATCACCTGAAGTTATTGCTCTAGTGGCTGTTCCTGTCGTAGCTACTGCTGCAAATATATTAAGCCCAGGAGCCCAAGCGATACAGTACCAATTATTATCTGTGGAGGGTGTCGGGGTTGCAACCCATAAAATACCATCTTTTGAATACATAGCCCTATCCTGAACTCCTGTATTCGCCACAGCAACAAATACGCTCAGTTCATGCGCCCAGACTACTGATCTAAACCCTCTACCTGAAGTGAACGGAGTTGTTCTTGCAGTCCAGGTAACCCCATCAGGGGAAGTCATTACCTGCTGAGTGGTTCCGTTTTCAGAAACAGCTACAAATAATGTTTTTGTTGCAGACCAGCATATTGAACACCAGGTTTGGCCGTAGTTCGCATTAGCCAGTGTTTGGAGAGTCCAGGTGATTCCATCCGGAGAAGTCATTACTGGATGAGTCGACGCACTACCGTAGGCTACTGCAACAGCTAATTTAAGCTCCGGAGACCAGCATACTGAAGTCCAGTTATAGTCACCAGCAGAACTCCTGCTTGTCCAGGTAACTCCATCAAAGGATGTCATCACACGGTTCCCTGTTCCAGTAACAGCTACAGCAATGAACCTTCCCAACTTATACATTGAGAAGTTATTAGTGCCGGAATTTGTAACGTAGACACAGTTATTTCCAATTACGACTCCTTCAGGCCCTGTCCCTACTGTCAAAGTGTTTGTTATTGCTAGTTCTCTCAGATTTACAGTAGCTACTGTACCTGAATTGGCAACATAGAGTTTTGATCCATCAGGTGTTATTGCCAGCCCCTTGGGTGACAGAAAACCACCAAGGGTAGCTGTTACCGTGTTAGTTGCAGTCGTAATTACTGCAACTTCAGTTCCAGCGTCTGCAACACCAAGTAAAGACACGTAAGCTTTAGCGCCATTCGGTGATATAGCGATATTATAAGGTACAGCTCCCACATTAGAGATCGTAGTGGCCACTTCACCGTTTGATACTGTGACAACCGATACTGAATATGATCCAGCGTTTGTGACATAAGCATAAGTTCCGCTTGGCGTGAATGCAACATCATTAGGCCCATGTCCAACAGTAATTGTAGCAGTTACGGTATTACTTGACACTGCAATCACTGATACTGTAGTCCCGTCATAGGCAGATCCCCTATTGCACACATAAACTTTAGTTCCATCAGGGCTTATGGCTATACCCCTGGGATTTGAGTCTACAGCAATAGTTGCAATCACAGTATTATCCGATGTTTGAATCACTGAAACTGTGTCTGCGCCTGAGTTAGTTACATAAACTTTAGATCCATCCGGTGTTACTGCCACTCCTACAGGGTTCGCGCCCACTGCTACTGTAGCTGCAATTGCATTTGTTGTTAAAGTTACTACCGAGACTGTTCCCGATATGTAATTTGCCACGTAGCCATATGTAGCTGCTGCATTCAGCGCCATTCCCATAGGCTGTGTGCCTACTGAATATTTGTTAACAAGCGCATCCCCTGCCCAGCACACTGAAACCCAGCTATTGTTAGCAGGTGTTGCGCGTTGAGTCCATGTTGCCCCATCCGGAGATGTCATTACTCTATAGCCCGTTCCAGATATGGCAGTTGCAACAAATAGTCTAAGATCTGGAGACCAGGTTACGCATCTCCATTGCAGGTTCCTGTTCGCATTTGTAAGGGTCTGGCGAGTCCATGTAACTCCATCACTCGAAGTCATTACACGGTTATCTGTACCTGTTTGTGCCACAGCACAGAATAACTGTAACTCCGGAGACCAGCACACATAGCGCCATTCATTTTCATCTGATGAGGCTGTAGATCTTGTCTGCCAGGACATCCCTACTTTTACATTATTCCAGCCCTCGTAATCGAAATTACTTACTAGGTTCCCTGTAAAGATGTTATCAGAAGACCACTCTTCCCCACTTGAAGTTATTTTTCTACCTCTAACTTTAGGTCGAACTGCTTCCATGATAGGAAGATCAGCAGTGAATCCGACAGAGTAGGGGTAGTTGTACTGGTAAGATTGATCTGAAAGCCTCAGGTTTGTTGAGTGATCATGAGTATATCCAGTGATTTGATATCCTGCATAAATGCCACCAAGCTCAAGTACAGACCGCCCATCCTGGTAGAAAGCTGCAATAGCTTGACGCATGTCAGCAAACGAATCTGCAAAACAGTCCAAGGTGACATCTGCACCACCAAAGCCAAAGTCTTCAAGACTCCACCCATTGGCTCCTGGGCTCTTTAACTGTCCCATAGTCTTACTGACATCGATTTTTTTGTCAGTCCAGTTGAAAGGATAACCATTAATGTAGGCAGTGCGCCCATCTATGTAATAGTCATAACCTGTATCAACAGGGGCATAAGGGGCAGGAGGTTTATAATGTGGGTCGGAAGTGTCTATCTTATCGTTAGCGTAATCCACCTGATAGTAATTTGCAAGGCCCGCACTACCTGTGACTGAGTTTCCAGTAAGAACCATTGTATAGTTTGAAGGGAAATGATTAACTACTCCAGTTCCCGTCCAGGCTGCATCAGAGACCATGTATGCAGTTGCAAGAGTTTTCTTGGTATTCTTGATCACGTTATTTGTAAGATAGATTGTACAGGCTGAGAGGGGGGCATACTTGCACATTACACCTGCATTATAGCATCCATCTATAATGTTGTCTTCAATTCTGGCTCCATTGAATCCCTGGATAGTTATTCCTGCATGGTAGTTAATTGTCGTAATTCTACCAGTGCTTTTGATAGTGTTATTGTGTATGTACAGATTTTTATTCTGATTGGAGTTTCCATTACTATATTCAATTACCCAGATACCTTCAGCCCAACAATCAGTTGCTACGTTGTTGTAAACTTCGATATTAGTGGTATCTCCGGTACTATCTTCAATTTCAATACCAGGCCCTCCAGAAATCGAGGTGAGTGCGTATGGTTTGAAATTATTGTCATGGATTGATACGTTTGAAGTGTCTTTTACACGATGAGCGCTATTAGTTCTGATTTCGGTATAATTACCAAATACTTCCCCACCAGCAACAAATTCAAAGTAACTGGCATCGTGACCAAGACGCTTGCAAGTGTTATTGTAGAATCTAGCGTTAGTGCCTGTTTTGATTCTGAAGGCATCGGCCAAACTGTCATGAATATACATGTCGTGACAGGTGCAGTTTGTTGCATTGGTGAAGTAGATATTCATGTAATAACCGTCACCACGCGACTCTGCCTGATTTGTGTCGTTTCCATCAATTTCAAAACCATAGATTTCTACACCTGAAATTGATGAATTTCTGTTCCCAATAAGCGGAATTCCTGTAGCCCAACCAGCACTATCTTTAAGCTTTATGCAAGCTGTAGAATCTCCAGTAATTATAATACTGGAGCCTACAAGCAGCTTGCTGCCTATGACATACTTGAAAGGGCCTTTAAAATATACGGTAGTGCCTGGGTTTGAGTCTGCGTATGCAAAAGCGCTATTGATTTCAATATGGTCATCTACACCGTCGCAATTATAATCACCAGACCCGTCACCAGCTATGTATATTGTAGCCATCGTTTTTCCTCAATTTGAAGCAAGAGCGTTTCTCAAACTTCTAGCACTTTCTCCTGTTTTATAGTTGTTCTGAGTTCCAATTTTTATGTTTGTAGTTGAACCTTTTCTCTGAATTCCAGCACCTTGATCAGCATTTCTTTTTTGAATAGTTCCGGTTATAGCAAACCCAGAGTCGGATTTCATACTTCCAACCATTTGATCTGAAGTATCGACAACTTCCATCATTTTATCTATCATGTCTTGGAGACTGCTTCTGAATGTATCGAATTTTACCTGGTTTAACTGATCAAGTTTTGACTCAATTGTATCAACCTGCCCCATAGCAGCCAGCATTTGACTCATCGGCTTTACTGTTCCATCTGCTGATGCCATATTAGTTAGGGGATTTTTCATTCTGGTAAGCACAGAAGTTAGTGACGGAATCAACTTTTCAGCCTGACCAATTGCATCTTCGATAGGCCCAGGAATAACATCTCCCCAATATGGAAGTTGTTTAAAAGGCCCTTCTTTAGCTGGGCTATTTGGCAAAAGTTTCTTGATTTTTGCAAGACCGTTTTCTGCTTTTGTTTTTGCTTTTGCAAGTCCCTTTTCAAGCGCTTCGCCTAAAGAGTCCAGAATTGCTTTTCCCGCTGCTGCGAATGCTGAAGCCAGGTTTCTAATCTTACCAGGAATCTCAGCTACTGCTTTGTAAATTGCTTGACCTTTCTCCTTAACCATATTTACGATGTTTGTCCATGTTGTTTTTAACTTGTTAAGTAGATCGGTTGTAGCTGTTTTTACCTGATTATAGATTCCTACTAATTTCGAATACCAGGATTGAAGCGTTGAAGCAATTGCATTTGTTACAGTTGTTATTGCTGTCTTTATCGCAGTCCAAGCTGTGTTCAGAGCTGCTTTGAAAGTATTCAATGCTGCTACAGCCGTGTTATAAATGCCTTGGGCTTTTGTATGGAAGGCTTGTATTACCGCATTTATTGCGTTTGTTACAGTCGTGATTGCAGCTTTTATAGTGTTCCAAGCAGTGTTTAGGGCAGCCTTGAAAGTGTTCAGAGCACCTACAGCCATGTTATAGATACCCTGGGCCTTTGTATGGAAAGTTTGTATTACTGTAGCTATCGTATTTGTGACAGTCGTTATAGCTGCTTTTATGGTATTCCAGGCTGTTTCGAGTCCAGCTTTGAAGGTATTAATAGCACCTACAGCCAGATTATAGATACCCTGAGCTTTAGTATGGAACGTCTGTACTACTGTAATTACTGCTGCTGTAGCTGTTGAGAACGCTGTTTTAATGACTTCCCAAGCTGCTTCTATATTAGATTGTAGCTTTGCAAAACTGTCTTGAACTTTTGTCCATACATCCTGTAAACTTGCATACCAGCCCTGAAGTGTTGTGACCACAATGTTTATGCCTGATGTAAATGCTGTTTTAATCTGATCCCAAGCACTTTGTAGTATTTCATAAAGTGACTGTATGCCAGCTCCCACCTGATCCCAAGTTGATTGCAGCGAGGAATACCATCCGGAGAGGACTCCACCTATGGCTGTTACTGCATCCTGGAAAGCGGCTTTGATCTGATCCCAATATCCCTGAAGTGTTGAGTACAACGATTCTAGGCTTGTTCCAATTTGATCCCAATATCCCTGAAGTGTGCTATACCACCCTGAAAGCGTATCTGTTACCGATGTTATTCCGTCGGAGAATGCTGTTTTAATCTGATCCCAATAGCCTTGCAGTGCAGTGACTATGCTATCAAAAGCCGATGAAATTGATTCTTTTATTCCATCCCAAACATCTGAAAGTTCGCTTGCAGCCTCAGAAAATGCAGGCCCTATTTTTGCTATGCCTTCTTTTAGCTTGTCCCACTGCTGCCCTATGAAGTCAATTGCAGCCTGTGTTTTTCCTTGGATATCAAACCAATTTTTAGTCCAAGCAATTACAAGTAACGCAATTCCTGCAATTATCAGGCCTACAGGGGTCAGAATTAAACCGAGCATTTCAATCAGTATCGGAATTACAGTATTTACAACAATACCGATAGCTCCAGATAGTATTGTAAATGCAACACTAAGAGCTCCTGAAAGCAAGCCTGCCAGTGGTGTGACAACACTCATAACAGTAGCTAATGCAGCCGCAAATCCTGGGAATACTGTAGCAACAAGGTAGCCGACAACTGTACCTATTGCAGCCCAAGATATTCCTGCTCCAGCAAAAATACCAATAACCGCAGATATTGCAGCACCCACTGGAGCAAGGGCGGTAATGATCCCTGCCAGGGCAGTGATTAACCCAACACCGGCAATAGCAACGCCAGCAAGTGCGAGACCAAATTCTACGACTTTTGGATTATTTGCGAGCCATTTCATAAGGTCTGCTATTGCTTTTGTTATTGAGTTTACAGTATTAGCTATTGATTCACCAACACCTTTTCCACCATCGCCGCCACTCATAGAACTAAACATTGAAGATAGGGCGTTTGCAATGTCTCCACCAACTGACTCTAAGATAGAAACTGCACTCTCGAAAATACTTTTAATGTTATCCCATGACGGGCCGATGTTAGCGATAAATCCCTGGATCACACCGGATGCGAAAGTGAAAGCTGCATTAAGCAAATTCCATACCGGATTAAGCTTATTTATTACATCATTCAGGATTTTTGGTAGATTATCCCAAGTCTGCTTTAGTGTATCCCATATTCCGGAACTACCTCCAGTAGCACTTGAAACTGCTGCAAATCCTGCCTGGAAAGCTGCGACTATTGCATCCCAAGATGGTTTTAATTTCTGAGTAAGTTGTCCGAAAACCATCTGAAGAGCTGCAAATTTAGCCTCTACATTGGATTTTATGGTACCAAAATTAGCTGCAAAAGTTATAAACGCACCAACTATTGCTGTAAATACAGCTTGAAGTGTTGGAGCTACAGCCACCACGATTGAAGCAATTTTAGTACTGAAGCCTGCGAGTAAACTTGTAATGGAATTAATTACAGATGCAATCCCACTGGAAGCGTTTCCCCCAGATCCACCGCTTGTAATGACACCCCAGAGAGTTGTTACTACAGTTATTACACTTGCTACTATTGTTCTTAAATTTTCTACTGATGGGCCTAATTGAGAGAACACTGACTGAATCCCTTGAATAACAGCAATCATAGCATTCTGGATAGTCGGAGCAAATTCCATTATGATCCCGGATATCCTCTGCATGATTCCGTTAATCATGTCAGCTAAACCTGAACCTACGTCACTGCCTGTAACTGCTTCGAAAACCGTACTAAGTGCGCTACCTATTGTAGTTGCTATGTTTCCAACGGCTTCAGCCGCAGGCCCTAATTGAAGCACGAAGTTTGCAAAAGCAGTTGCTGCTTTTACAGCAAATTCTTGAATTACAGGCACTACATTTTCAAGCTCGCCTGTTATCGTTCTAATCATCGGAGTCAAGGCTTGTCCAACACCGATGAACAGATTTTCTATATCCCCACGCAGGCGCTCAAGACTACCTTCTAGAGTATCCATCTGTTCTGCTGCAATGGTTCCGGCTGCTCCGGCTGAATTTTCGAGTTCAGTAGTGTAATCTTGTATAGCCTTAGAATTATTTGCAAGAATTTCTGCTGCTGGTGCTGCTGTTCTATTAAATAGCTTGAATGCTTGAGAAGTGGTCATTCCTCTTTCTTTGAGGAGTCCCATAGTCTCTGACAGGGAGTGCGTTTCAGGATTAACATCTGCTACAGTAAGACCAAGTGATGCCAAAACTGCTGCTGCCTTATCTGTCGGACTTGCAAGAGAAGCGAGCACACCACGAAGACCAGTGCCTGCCTGTTGCCCTTTAAGACCATTATCGTAAAGAACACTTAGCGCTCCTGTGGTCTGTTCCAAACTCATTCCTGCGGCTTTAGCAATTGGCCCTACATAGTTGAAAGAGTATGCCAGTTTTTCCATCGTAGCTTGAGACTTACCAATGGAAGTTGCGAATACGTCTGCAATTCTAGCATTGTCTTCAAAGCCAATTCCAAATTGACCAGAAACCGCAACCATTGTATCCATAGTAGTTGCAAGGTCAGTCTGGGATCCTGCAGCCAGGTCAAGTGCAGGTTTGAGCTGACCTGCAGTCATGTTGGTAACGTCAATACCTGCAGAAGCTAGGGTATACATTGCATCAGCAGCTTCTTGAGCACTGAAGATAGTATCTGCTCCTAGCACCTGAGCTACCTCAGCAATAGCTACTTTTGCTTGATCAAACGCTTCACCTGTTTTCCCTGTAACAGATGCGGCTTGAGCTACCGAAGTTTCAAAATTACCAAAAGTTTTAACGGCTCTATCCGCACCTAAGGCAAGGCCACCAACAGCAGCAGTTGCAGCAGCAGCTCCTGTAACGAGAGCCGCAGTACCAATATTTTTAAAAGCGTTACCTAACTTAGAACCTATACCTTGTCCCATTCCGGAGAGGCTTGTTTCTACACCTCTAGCCTTATTTGCAAAAGAGTCCAGTTGACTCATTGCGCCTTTTAATCCAGATGTGAGTTTTGAAGAGTCTAAGTTAAGTTCAACAGTTATTTCGCCAACTGATGCCAAGTTAAATCACCGTTTTTTATGAGTTGGATAATCAACTGCTACTGACTTCCCCACCCATCATCATCGTAGCAGTGAGAGCCATTTTCTCTAATTCTTCAGGTGATTTTGGCCTCGCTTTTTGTTTCTTTGGCATGAAATCTTCAACAGAGTATGGTGTTTTTCCAGACTTCATAACTCCGTTAGCACTAAGTACTACCGCGCATAGTCTGGCTTCCAACTTGTGTCTGATCTCATTCTTTAGCTCGATGTTCTCGATGGATGTAGTGATCATCATCATTGTTTCGCCAGGCGTGTATTTCCAAAATGCTACTGGATCAATCTGGCAAAACTTGAATAGATTGGTCTGCATTAGATCAATCATTTCATGTACAGTACTACACGTTACTGAGTTCCCACTTCCCCCTGATCAGGCTTCCTTGAATTCCCTGTGTTGAGGATACTTGCTTCTTGAAGGCCCTTTACAACTACTGCTGCCAAGTCTTCAAATGTGTGTTTTTCCAAATACTCATTGATAATAGGGTACAGATCCTTAGGAGTAAGTTCAGGAGCCATGTGGAGTAGCCCAGCCCAGAGAATGATTCTCATCTGTTTAGGGCCCAGGTTTTCCATAGCTTGAGCTAGTTCAGCAAAAGCAGGAGTTCCCAGCCCTTCGACCATGTTTTCATAAGCTTCCCAATCATATCTCAATTTGTACTTCCCAAAAAAGGGAAGGGATTTTAGAGTTATAGTTATCCCTCCGTTTTAAAAATTAAGCTCTAAATACAGTTATATGATAGATAGATGCAGCTTTGCTTAGTTCTTTAACTACTACGTCAATTTCAGTGATTGTTCCTGCACTTCCTAGGTTAACAGAACCATTCCCACCAGAAGCAACAGAAACTCCGTTAACAGTAATCGCAGAACCTACTGCGGCTTGGGTTGGCACAACTACAACAGCAGCAGTTCCAGTGACGACACTGCAAATATACTTGAACTTTGCAGGAGCAAAACTTGGAGACATAGATTGTGCTGTAATTGCCATGCCTGTAAGTGCAGAAGTTGCTGTTGAGAAGGTAGGGGCACCTGAAACCTTGACCTTTGAAGAGATTCTTAGAATCTGATCTTCAACAACGTGGTCATAAGTCTTCACGGTTCCATAGAAAGTCAAAACAGATCCTGAAGGAAACGTAACAGTGAATAGCACAGTAGCGCCTGAAGTAGCAGCAGCAGCAAGAGCACTCTGACCTGCATCACCATCGACGGCGTTAGCTTTAATTTCACACTCTCCACCGTCTTTTCTACCTGCTTTGTATTCCTTCCAATCACCACTATCTTGATTGGTGACTTCAATATCGTCCACCTCTGTCTGAGGAATTGGAACTCCGTCGTCAGTGATTTCAGTGATCACATCATTACCGATTTTTACGGTAATTCCCCTGGCAACAGTTGCCTGAGATGTGGTATATACCATTTTTAAACCTCGTTTTTTAATTTTTTACTATAGTAAATTAGGCTATCAACACCGAAAAGTTGACTGTGTAGTTGTAATTACCAGCATTACTTTTCCCAATGAAGAAGGCCCCATACTTTTGCTGTATATACAGAAATTTAGTATTACCAATAACTTCATTATGGACATCCCTTAAAAGTCTAATTATTCCAAATGTTTGAGCCAATGCTGTTTCATTGGAAACATTAGACACCAGGATTTGGAGATCTAACCCAATAGGATTGGCATCATTTGACACAATAGACATGGCATACAGGCCGCCGTAAGGTGACATATAGATACCGTTTCCATATTGTTCAAAATTACCTCCAATCGACACTGTAGGAAGATCATTAGCTTCAAGGTAGTCTGAAAGGTCGTCTAAAAATGTTTCTAGTGTCATAGCGCACCCTTCATTTTTGATGCAATAGTTGTTTCTATGTTCGAAATATTGCTATTGAAAGGGTCTTCCAGATACTTTGCTTTGCCATGAGGATGGTGATAAGACAAAATTTCATGTACATAAACTGCATATTCTGTGTAAAAACCAATAATGATCTTCACTTTATTCCCGCTTATGCTTTCGTCCATTTTCCCAGAACCTTTTAAAGCTCCAGTGTCAACAGGGACGGAATCCCTAGCTTGATCAAAAATTTTCTGACCAACTTCATGCAAACCCTCTTGACCAGCTTTAGCCAAAGAATCTGGTAATTTTTGAAGTTTAGACCGTACCTGCTCATAGCCTTTCATAGTGAACCTTCTCCAGGAGCAACTTTTCCGACATAAATCTCAGTATAAAGATAGTCCTCGGCTTCTTCGTCAAATATCTTAGAGATTGATCCTATGAATGGTGTTGAACCATCCGGTAATGTAACCTGATCTTTTTCAGCTACTGTATACTCAGGAGAAATTGCGATCCATGCATCAGAAATAAAAGTGTTACCTCGAAAATCTTTGATATCCTTTACTAACCAAGTAAGAATGCAAGGCACTGTTATTGCTTCTCCGTATGTCCTGGCACCGTATCTGTCCTCACCAATATAAGGTGCAATAGTGATAGTTCTCGTCCAGTTCATTTCGAATAGAGGCATTACCAACCTCCTGGGCGTTCAGAATAAGCAGGTTCTCCAGTGACATCAATTGGATTGCTGTCTAAGCCCTGGAAATAAGAATCGCTTCTCGAAACTCCAGCAGGCATTGTTGACTTTCCAAAATCAGCAATCATTCTTTCTGAAAAATCATACCATAACGAAGTTGATCCTTTATTATTTGACTTTCCGATTTTCCAAGAAACGTCTTTAACTTTCTTTTCAGTTATGAATCCAGTGCCTCCTGTATTCGAAAGAATGTCAAGGATCAGATAAGCTTTGTACCGGACTAGATCAACAGCAGAGAAACCAGGATCTTTTTTAACAGCTTCTTCTGCGATGAATTCCTCTAATACAGTATAGTCCTCTGTAGAAATGGTTCCTTCTGGCCCTATAGTGTATTTACCTTTAGACAAAATGCGCACTGCCTGGGGAACTGTAATTGCCATTATATAGCCTCCCAGATTTTTACGGTTATATACGTACTACTGCTTGGGAATGTTTTTTGTACAGCCGCTTTCACAGCATACACTTTTCCTTGAAAAACATTAGCATTGACAGTGTTTACTGCTGAGAATGGTACAGTGATACCTCCCTCTTCGAAAGTATATGTTTTTCCATTAACAGTTCCCCCTTGAGCACATACAATGTTGAACTCAACCTCTGCTTCGTTTTTCATAGAAAATGTAACTATGGAACCTGTTAAATTGACACCTACCCCGCCTTCTTTCAGGAGCATTCCTACGTTGATAGAATCTCCCTGGTTGAGTTCGAGTTCATAAGTTACCATTTATTTATCGTCACGCCCCTGTCAGATTGATCCACTGTTACCGTTCTGTTTTGAGAGTCGATTGTAGTTGTTTTGGCTAGGAGTTCATCAATGAAAATTTCTCTTGATATCGCTGAAATTACTACTGTGCGCTCACTTTGAGAGATGACTACAGTTAGCGGATATGTGAGATCCCAAATGACCTTAACAACTGTATTTGTTGAACTAAATGTTTTTTCAATGTTGATATTGCTACTGTTTAGGAACTCTTCAACGAGTAATACTGAGTTTGTGGATGCATACAATTTTTGCAAAAACTCAAGAACATCATTGGTAGACTCGAATTCCTTTTCAAGAAGAACATTATTAGAGCTTTCGACGTAATGATCAACTTTGATCTTACTGACATCAGAGAAGTTCTTTTTTACAAAAACATCATGTGTGGATGCTAAAGTTTTGTATACGACCAGATCATTAGAATTCACAAAGTTCTTTGCAATTTTAAGGTCATTGCTGCTGGATTTAACTGAATACAGCCAGAGCCTGTTTATTGAATCCCAAACTTTGTAAACTTTTATGTCACCTCTTGACGTCCAATATTTTGTGAGTCTTATGTCGTTCCTTGAAAGTTTTATATTCGTTCTAAGAATGTCATTTCTTACTGCAAACTGTTTTAATAACTTAATATCGTTAGCTGAAGAAAAGGCATCACTATATATAATATCTGAATAAGATTCAAAGGCTTTTGATATTTGAATATTATTGGAGCTTATGAACTGTGTCCAGATCATGCCTAAAATTTCGTTGTGACTTGAGAAAAGTTCATATAGCGAAATATCATTGGTACTTTGCACAAAAAAAGCTTCAAGAATATCGTTGGCACTATCTAAGGCTTTGCTGAGTCTGATGTCTGAAGTACTGTCGTTAATGCTATGTGTTCTAATGTCGCTTGTTGCTTCTTTCTGAAGTGCTAAAAGGATATCCATAGAAGCTTCAAAAGCTTGATGTAAAGTAAGGTCATTTGCTGTTGAAAATGCCTTGATTAATTTAAGGTCATTAGAGCTACTTTTACTAGTGCTCTGGAGTATATCATCGTGGGAACTAATTATTGTTGAATACAGCGCGTCTGATAAACTCTGAAATGCCTTTATGAGCTTTAGATCTGAAGTTGAACTAAAGGCTTTAATTAATTTAATGTTGTTAGAATTGCTGTAAGCCCAAGTATACAAAGATTCAATATCTGAAGTTGAACTAAGAACTTTGATTAATTCGATGTCATTAAAGTTACTGTAGACTAATTTATATAAGGCTTTAATATCTGAGGCAGTCGTAAAACTGAGCTTCAAAGCTATATCATTATAAGCACTGCTGGACGTACTAAGGCGTTCATCATTGAAAGAGCTCCAGGTATGTAGGACTGCAATGTCTGAAGCAGTAATGAAGTTAAGCTTCAGTGATATGTCATTATAGGAGCTACTGAACCTACTGATCCGCGTATCATTGGAAGATCCCCAGGTCTTTAATACCTGTATGTTAGTTATAGCTGAAATCGCTTTAGAAAGTGCCTCATCGCTTGAAGATGTAAACTGCTTACTGACTATAATATCGTTAGTTTCAGCATAAATCCATTTATATAGTGCCTTGATATCATTAAAAGTATAGTAAGCCCAGGTGTATAGAGCTTTAATGTCATTAGAATTCTCATAAACCCATGTGTACAAAGCTTTAATGTTGTTAGAATTGCTGTAAGCCCAGGTGTATAGAGCTTTGATATCTGACATAGCAGCAAAGCTAAGTTTCAGAATTATGTCATTGTAAGCACTGCTATACTTGCTGAGGTGCTCATCACTGTACGATTCCCACGTTCTTAGTACTTTTATATCAGTTATAACTGAAATTGTCTTAGAGAGCCTCTCATCATTTGAGGAAGCACAATATTTGTTAACTTTGATATCGTTAGTTTCAACATAAGTTCTATAGATCTTAATGTCATCCGTATTTACGAATAGCTTAGAAAGCCTCTCATCGTTTGAGTTTGCATAAATTCTTGAAACTTTGATGTCGCTTGTAGCCTCGAAATATGTGTTAATAAGAGTCTGTGCTGTGATAGCATTATAGCTTGACCATATTTTTTTAATATTAATATCATTGCGTCCGATAAAATTTTTACTTAGTCTGACATCATGAGTGTTTTCAAAAGTCGCACTTACTACGGTTCTTGGCAGCCATAGTGCTGTCATGCATCTGCCAGTAATATAAACAGTTCCGGTGTCCTCATTAGCTGAAAATCTACCTTTTAGAGTATGATTTTGGCTGTATACAGTAGACGCCATACCCACCAGACAGCTGTTGGCAGATCCGGAATAGGCCTGGGATGTGCGGGATTCAGCTACATCATACCCATCAAGCATTATTCCGTATCTATTGCCCTGAATATCTGAATTTGTAAAACTGGTCTTTGTAGCAGCATAAAATACAAGCAATTCACCCATAGTGTTTCTTGATATTAATATATCAGGGTCATCAACTAATGTTGCTGAAGCTGTATTTTCTGAAGTGGTACTTGAATCGATATCTATAACTGTGGTATCAGCAAAGAGAAGTACTGCAAAAAACCGTCTGCTTATATATGTTGCATAATTATAGATGCTTGCAGCTCTACCTTTAAATGTATAATTTGTACCGCCTGTCAGTGGAAGCGCATATGCTGTAGCTACTGAATCAGGATTCGTTCCACCAGAGCTATAGCTGCTTTGGCGTGCTTCGCACGCTGGATAATCAGTATCGTTAACAGCTATTTGGATTTTCTTACCTACATAGTGTTCAGTAGTCCCAGGAACATTGGTAACTCCGTAGAATACAAGAGCTTTGCAGTTGGAAGGTGGAGTGCTTGAAATTAAAGCAGCAGTGTCGTCTACAAAAGTTTCACTTGCTGCAAGCACTTGTGCAGTAGTACTATCAATGTAAGTAAATGCGTCTCCATTAAAAACGTAGATCAGAAGAGTTCTGTTAGAAATGGAAGTAGTGGTTGAAGCTTGATTGCTTGCAAACATCCCTTTTATTGTATGAGCTCCAGCTTCAACTGACCCTACCCACACGCAGGTATTGCGCATAGGGTGGTCAGCCGCATATCCTGAAGCATGCATGAGTGCGTAGTTAGTACCGTCTACGTTTATGGCGTTTTTAAACCCACCAACGTTATTGGTATCCCCGAAATCAGAATTTGCATTGTAAAAAACCAACAGCGTGTGTTGTGCCAAAAACGTAAAAGACACAGAAGCAGGAGTGTCCTCTATTAAAGTTGAGTCCGTAGCAGTGACTAAATCTTTACTCTGAATTACGTATTTTTTCTGATATGTAAGCAGCGTTTTTACTGGAAACCACAGTGCAATCATTATTTTTTTAGTGGCATATGTGGCTGTAGTTGCATAGTTAGTGCTCATCCTACCTTTAATGGTGTGACTGCCTGCTGCCACCGTAGCTGCGTAAGTTATTAAAGCTTGATGACCGTCTGAAGAATAGGCTGCTGCGCTTCTGGAAGTAGCTACATCTGCAGAGTCAAGCATAATGCCATATTGAGTACCATAAATAGCAGAAGTCGTTCCTGTAGCTTTAGTAGCTGCATAAATGCATAGAAGTTCGCCTTCATGGGATCTTGTTATTGAAATATTACCATCATCAGATAGTGTAGTTGATGTACTTGCTACGGCAGTAGTGTCAGTATCAACATCCAGTATTGTACTATCTGCAAAGAATAAAACACAGAAAAATCTTCTACTTATTGTAGTTAACTGTGCCCCGTTTCCAGCCCATCTGCCTTTAAAAGTTCGACTTGTAGCAGATATACTTTCTGCCCAGGCAGTAGTGTTTGAATCAGCATTAGTGGTTCCAGTATTATACCCCGATTGAAACATTTCTGAAGCTGTTCTGTCGGTTCCACCTGTATTAATCATTATTTTTTTACCGACATACCTTTCAGTAACTCCGTGGTTATTAGATACCCCGTAGAATATCAGAGCTTTGCAAGCACCACTAGGGGTTGCGGTTACTGAAGCATAGCTATCATCAACATAGGTGGTGGACTGAAGTGTTACGGCTGTGGTGTCTTCTACATATGTAAATTCGTCGCCGTCTAAGATATAAATTAAAAGAGTATGATTAGATATAGTGGTGGTTGTAGAGGCAACATTGCAGGCAATGCGTCCTACGATAGTATGTTCGCCTGCTGCTAAGGTTCCAACCCACACGCAGGTATTTCTCAGAGAATAGTTTGCAGCATATGCCGACTGTGACATTATTGAATGGTCAGTACCATCAATACTAATAGCACTTTTAAAACCGTAAACTGAATTAGCATTACCGTGTGCACCGTTTACTGCATAGATAACAAGAATTGTTTGCTTGGAAGCAATAGTAAAAGTTCGTGTAGCTCCGGTGTCATCACTAAAAGTAGTACTTGTAGACTGTACAGTAGCGGCACTCTGGTTAACATATTTGTGTACGTATGTTAGCAGAGTCATGGCTTCTCACTCGTCTTCTTGTACCACATTACTATTTTTAGCAAGAATAGTTACAACTTCAACAAGAGCGCTTATTGCGTCTTTAGCAGCTTCGATAGCAGTAGCACAGGCTGCAGTCATTTTTTCACTAGCAGCAACTTTCACTAAAGCGTTTGCAGTGGTTACAGTTGCTCCTGCACTATTCCAAACAGCCAGTGCGCTAGTGTAGGATATAACAGCAGCATTATACTGATTCAAAGCTCCCACTACTGTCTGTTGAGCTTCAGAGTATAATTTTGAATAATCTGGATAAACTGGTGCAATATAGGTATAGGCTTCTACTATTGATGTTGGATCTTGGGTTTCGGAATCATCAAGCATAACAGTAGTTTGATTATTCCCTGAATCATACATAATACCCAGAAGATTGAAACCAGCATTCGCTATTTGTTTATGCAGTTTTCCAGGATCTACTTTTTTAATATACTCGAATTCCAAAACCATGCTCAGTACATCCCGAAGCCTAGGGCCATTGTGTCTACTGCGTACCCATTGCCGCCTGCAGTAACTACTCTTTTAATCCAAACACCTTTGTAACCGTTTTGAGCTAATGCGCCACAATCTAGCACATCTGCATGCGAAATGGTTGTTGGAGAAACATAAGTATAGGCTGCTGCTGCTGATTGGGTATCTGAAACTGATTGAGCTAATGCTACTGTTATTTTTTCATTTGTTGCAGTATACTGCTGGTTAATCCAGGCTTTAATACTGACAGAATCAGCATTCAGGTTTTTGAAGAAGACTTTTCTGTACTCAGTTACACCTGAAACCCTTTGAGCATCTGTAACATCATCGAAGATAATTTGGTCTCCTGAAGAAGCTATTTCAGTAGCTCCGATATCTCCACCATGAGTGGTTCCTTCTGCCCAAGTTGCGCATTGATACA